CATTCACCAACTGTTGGTTGATGTTTTTTAAATCGGCAATTTCCGCCGCCTGTTTCTCTATTAGATTTTTTAATTCATTGTACTGCTCCATAGTTAATTCCTCACTTCCTGTTAATCGTCTTTTGAAATTATCCCATAGCTCCGGCTGACGTACGAACGGTTCGGGACACTTTTTATCCCACACATCATAATGGCGCAATACGTTTTCTACCGGAACATTGTATTTATTCATTAAATATCTTGTCAATTTAATCGTCTGTTCCACAATCCCGTCACGAATATAGTATTTACCGTCCGCACCAATACGACTGCACATTTCAATCGAAATACTGTTCATATTCCTGCAATACGGGTGTTTGTAAATTTTTGTACCACCGACCGCCCACGCCGCCCATTTATCGGGTACAGATTGATATATACCGTCATCACCGATAAAATAATGTGCAGACGCACCACGATTTGCACCGCTGAAATAATTGCAGTTGTTCAATGCCGTATCGCTGTTATTTGACGTAAAATGAATGACGATATATTTAATATCGACATTCCTGTATGTGTAGCAATTAGACGTGTGGCACTGCGGACCCTGTTTGATTTGAATATCCATACTTATTCCTCCGTATCATCTTCGCCACGTAATTGCAACAATATATCTTTCAACTTTTGTGGCATTCGCGGGTAAATCACCGCCACATTCTCCAACACGCTTATTCCCTCATTCGCTATGTAAAACATAATCACTATTTCTCGAATTGCGACGTTATCGCCTGTAATCTGTTGCAGGACGTTTGATAACGCTACTATAATTAATACAGTAATCTTTTTGAGCAGTCCCTTGAAGCCGACTTCGCTTGATATGTTCTTTGTGTAAACCGCCTTAATTACTCCGGTCAGATAATCCAGCACCATTATCACCAACAGCGCCCACAGAATACTATCCCATTGACCGAATATTGCGGCGAAAAATCCGCCCACAATTCCTATTACCGTGCTTGTCCAATTAAAAATCTTATCCATAAATTATTCCTCCATCATTTGCATTAATTCTTTGTATTCATCGTCAGTAATACGTTCTGCAAGAAGAAACACGTCAAGTTTATCCTTCATTGAATTCTTATCATATCTACCGCTTGCAATTATTTTTTTACAATATCCATATGTCATTGCTATTTCCTCCTATTTATAATCCTAATTCCATCTTAGACATTCTGTAGTCCATATCAAGATTAAATTCATCCTGTGCTTGTGGCAAAGACGCTTCATATGCTTCTTTACTGCCGTATGAAGCAATTTCATTAATTTCTTTGTTAAAATCTTGCGTTTTTACTTCAAGACCACTCATATAGGAATACTGTTCATTATCAAGCTTTACCTTTGATATAAGTTCCAAAAGTTGGTGTTTTGGTATAATTTGAGTTTCTAACTCAATTAACCTATCATCATTTACATAATAGTCTTTATCTACAAACTCTTTTTTGTCAATATCTTTGTAGTGACGTATAACTAATTTATAGCTATTTAAACATATTTGATTATTTATTATCGAAAAATTATCAATTATATCCATTATGTCCTCCTTATCCCGTAATCATTGTTCCTGTATTAACACTCCCTGTCGGAAATGATGTATAGGATTGTGAATACTGCATTGCATTGCCTATAAACTGTACTTTATTTGAATTAAAATTCATTTCAGAACGCCCAATAAAAGTATTTCCTATCATTTGAGTTGGACAAAGTATTTGAAGCTTGTTATTCTCGGACGAACTAACAGCAGTAACCTTATTTATGAAAAAACACCCCTCAATTTTACCAAAAGTCAAATATGTACTTGCCGTATAATTGATAGTGCAATCTCTTAATGAACATAACTTTTGCTCTGTGTTTGTGGTGTAGTGACATAATGAATGATTTCTATTTTTCAGAGTAATATCACACTCATCAATAGTCACTTGCCCATTTATAAAATTTGTTCTACCATTACCTTGTCCCGTTAATTTACTATTTCGTATATACCCTGTTGCGTCAGCGTTATAAATAAAGTTTAAATCATCACCACCTGCACCTTGCGTTGACGAACACTCATTCTGCAATGATACGGAGCTGTCATCTATCTCTATTTTGGTACAATCAATACCGCAATAGCATATATAACTTGAGCTACTTCTAATCCAAAAGTCAATACTACTTCCATTTTTCATTTTAAACAAACCAGATGACTTAATAGGTGTACTTCCCAAACTCTGTGCCGTAGTAACATCTAATCTCGAATACGCATTATCGAAATATATATTAGTCGCCTCGATACATAATTGTGGCATTAGCTCCATTCCAATATTCTCAAAATATAATGGATATGTAACTTTTGAGTCAGAAGAACTGCTTCGTGAAGTTATGATACCTTTATTACTAAATTTTAATTTAGGTGTATCAGTTGCTTGCTCACCAGACAGCTTATTAGCGTGGTTACCTCCGTACATATAAATGGGAGCGTCTATTGAATAGTTACCTTTTTTTATAATTATCCTCGAACCATTTCTCGAAGCATTTATAGCCTCTTGTATTACCTCAACATCGGACTTTCCATCAATTCCGCACATAAAATCAACATCACTTATTGAAGGAGGTATTCTGAAACCGTCTACATTAATTGTACCTACTACTATATTGCTGTGGTCGATTTTTCTTTTTTCGAGGGTACTTACCCATTCTGTACCGTCATATATAAATTCAACAATTTCACCTGCTTCCCAAGTATTTGGGTATTGTTTGTCTGTGGAGTTGTAACCACCATTATAACCTTTAAAGACACCGTACCCCTTGTATCTGATACTTTTAGCACCTGTATTATTTACATTTAGAGTGGCTTTTGTTGTTGAGTTGTGTGCATATATAAATTTGATAAACACACGCACACCTGTAACAAGTTTAAAATTCGTTATGGAAACTGTTTTTGCTACTGTACTTCCACTTGTATTGCATACCGCATAAGGTGGTTGTTGCCATACAGGAGCACCACTACCATTACTAATCAAATTATACCCTGCCGTTCCCACACTCGTTGGTGCATACCACGACTTGCTTGCCGTTGCCGAACCGTTATAGCTTGATGATAAACCATTCATTGTCAATGTAAGTGAATTGGGATTTTGCATTGATGTAGGCTTGTTGGATAGGTCTGTGTATGACCCCGTAAACGCCACTGTTTTTAGGTCAGTAAAAAACTTTTTTATTTTGCCGAACAATGTACTCAGCGTTTCACCGGAAGTTATATTAACTCGTGTGCTTGCCTCTGTAAATGTCGGTTGTTGCAAATTCTTATCCGCCTCTGTTCTTGCGGTTTCTTCGTTTGACAGTTTTGACTGAATTTCAGTAATGCACTTACTTACCAAACTCCAAAACCAATTAAAAACATTTGCCGACGGTTTATATCCGGCTTTAAATCCGTCGTTTTTTAGACTGTCACTCGGTTCTGTACCGCTATTCTTCCACTCGGGCAATTTATTATTAAAATTCATACAATTCCCTCCTTAAATATTTCCCAAATATCCGCCATGACCATTGCCATCGGCAAATCCGACTCCGATATTATATTCATTTTCACTTTCAGCAAATTCAAATGTCCCTGTATATTCATACGAATATGTTACAGACAGATGAGCGGGTTTCAAATCCTCAATAATATTCCTAATTATGATCTCAGGTACATCGGGTTGATGAAAAGTCACAGTAAAACTGTAATTCTTAATATCTTCGGTTATATCAACCAATACACCGTAACTCTCAATTACCGCCCGCAAATTCGCCTTTGTTGAGGTTTGCGACCCTCTCATTCTTATTTTAATAAGGCTCTTTCGTGCCTCAAGGGTATTGCCGATTTCTGATATACCCAAACTTTTTTCATATTCTCTTACGGCATCTTCATCGGCACTGTCAATAAATCTGTTTTTCATAAACATTTCTATCAACTCATACAAACGTTCAAATTCCGCATTGACGGGTGTATTTAATGCTTTTATATACCGTGACTTTTTATAGTACGACGGTAAATTCTGTCCTACATCAGCCAACGGCAACACCTCCAAGAACAGCAATTTCAGTTTCGGATATTGCGATATTTTCTGTTTTTGAATTGATTTTCAAATTTGAATAATCGTCAACACCGTCTGTATTCAATATGGTTTGACCTATTTTTGCATACGACACATATCCGTTTGCAAAAGACACATCACGCAAATAATTTCTGATATTCGCTTTAATACTTTCAATTGTACTTTCGTCCACATCTGCCGAAAACGTAACATTTATACTTACTGTCGTTGCAGTTGTAACTGTTACATCTGCACCTATTGGGCATTGTTCATCTATATAACTCTGTACCTTATTTATAAGCTCACTTCCCGCAAGTTGTTTTTCGCTGTCAACGATTATCACTTTAACCGTTCCCGCCCCGTTCCACAACGGCAAGCATTTTGCGTCACCCACTCCGTCAACTGATTTTGCCCAAGAGATATACTGCCACTTATTCCCGCTTGTTATAGGATGCGAAACATATTCGGTAAAACGCTTTCGCAGTTCAACATCACTTTCTTTGTCACTGCCTCCTGTGGTTGAAATTTCATTTGTTACGGATACAAGTCCTTGAATCGTAACCGGAAATCTGTTTATTTTCCCTTTTTCAACATTGCCTTTTACTCCGGCACTGTCACACACAATTCGTACCGTTACACTTCCGCCGTTTGGTATAATCGCATTTTCGGTTATATTAAATATAACATTACCCGCCGCCACCTTTTCACCGACAGACACTTTTGCTCCGACGTTACCGCTTACAGTCACATATCCTGTTGCATAGCTTGCCTCTTTGCGTTCCAATCCGAACTCGCCTACACGCATATCAAGATACTTACCCGTAGCGGTTGACGCATAAAAATAGGAGTCAAGAGATGATATAATATCATAAACATTCTCAAACTCCGTTGCCGTTGATTTTTCTATATCGTATGTATAAGTTCCCGATGACGTATCATATCTTGACGGTATCTGCAAAAGCATACGTTCAAGTATTGTATCAATAGTTTCAGCCATTATATCGCCCCCTTAACGTCATTTATATCGCCGTACACGCTGTTTACGGTAAAAGATACTGTAAGCAGTGAGCCGTCTACTTCCATATTAAAGTTATCAATACTCACTATATCTTCATTTGCGGTCAATATTTCGGTTATCTCACGCTTGACTTCCGAACGGATGTAGTCACGATTATAATTCTTTCCGACAAAAGTATCTTCTATATTTATACCGTATCCTGTACCGTTATAAATTTTATATCTGCCCTTTTGCGTATTGAGTATTTTTTGCACCCAATTTTTTATACGTTCCCTGCCGACCGTCATTTTCGGACGACCGTTTATAATAATAAAATCGCCCTTTTGAAAATCGAATGCAGGTTCTGTTTTTGTGTAATCAGCCATTCTCCGTCACCCCCAACACCAAATATCTGTTATTGTCACTGTACGGAATCATTGCAACTTCTCTGCCTTTATAAACATATCGTCCGTCAATATCCTGTTTGTATAAATCAATAAGACTTTTTATATGGTCCTTAGTCAGAATTATTTTAGAGGTGAATTGTATTTTAAGGTTCGGTAGCTCAATTATTTTACCGAATACGACAAAATCACTCGTTGCGTTTTCACAGTCCTTAAACATCTTTGCAAGTGTTTCGACTCCGTTTTTCATACTAATCTCTCCATATCAATTTTATTGTAGTGAACACCGTTTTTTATACTGTGCTGACTGCTTGTAATCACATATTTAACACCGTCTTTTTCTATCGTACTTCCGGCTCGTGTATAGCTTGTCAGCTCCTCTATTATTTCACCGGAATACGTTTCATCTTCCTTATTCAGCTCGCCAAGATTTTTCTTTGCCAAGTCCGACGCATTATCTCCGTCATTCATTTTTACCACTTCTTGCAGAAAGCCGTATTTTGATATACTCTCCTCGGCTTTCAGAGTAGTCATAACGTCCGTATCTGTTATCACCTTAACACTGTTCTTCATATTCTCAATACTGCCTTTATGCTCAATATTACCCATATACTGTACTGAGTTTTTGAGTTCGGTATTCGGCGATATTCTAAACTTCGGCTCGACCGACATATCACTGCACAAATATATACGCATACCGTCGGGTACAAAGTCAAAGTTATACCCACTTCCGCACTTTTCAAGAATATCCTTGATAACGTCCGATACGGGCTTGTCGATATATATTTGAGTTATAAGCGTACTCAATTCGGGAATAAGCACAATCGGAATGTATAAATCGTTGCATATTTTCTTTATGCAGTCATCGGCTCGCATAGATGTAAACTGATATGTGTCGGTGGTTTTGTTCAGATACCACCCTACATCAACGGCAGTATATTTGTTTTCATACATTGCTCCGTCGTCAACCTCGATTATTACACCTCTGAAATCTTCTTTATCTCCTCCGCTGTACCTCATAATATCGCCCATTTTTGGTATGTATATATTCATATACTTCATTTCTTTAGGTTTCGGAGTGCTGAAAGACATCGTTGTCGCAAGTGTATTTTTTGTATTTGTCCACGATATATCTCCTATATGCTTTGATACGTCTGTATCATTTACCACTACTTTCAAAGCACCGTCTAACAGCATAGGTGCTTGTTTGAAAATCGAATTGTGGATAGGTATTTTTTCGTTGGTATCCGCAAAATGATATTCTTTTTCACCCGATGTACTTCCGTTACTTCCATATGTCGGCTCTGTGTCACTTGTCCAAATTCTCACAACACGGGCAGAGCGGTTAATCCCCTCCGCCTCTAATGCAGATGTGAATTTTTCATTACCTGTCACAACATTTCCGTCAATGATAAACTCCGTCATATTTGCGTCACTGCCTGTGTGATACATATGTCGGCTGTCGGTTTCGCTGTCTTTCTTTTCGTCACCTTTGACTGCGTATATCACTTTACCGTCGTCAAATTCAATCTTAACAAACGTGCCGTCCGGTCCGTAATACGAACCGAGTGCCATACAAATAAAATCTTTGTACTTTCGCAATCCGCCGTTTGACGTACTGCTGTCACTGCCCCACAAGTATTTATATCCGCTTGCTTGACTGTTCGTATATGTTTGGTACGCCATATATGATTTAGTTGCGAGCGACTTTCCGATGTTCGGTATTTCTCTCTCAACCCAGTTTGCAATATAACCGCCTCCGTCTTTGGTATATCTGAGTACACAATCCCACGGATAATTTCTGTAAGGCACGTTGGTAACAATACCGAATGATGTTCCTCTTGCCTCAACTGTTGTTCCGCCGTCCGCCTGTACCAAAGCGGTATGGTCTGCTTTATTTAAAAGTACATCACCTTTTAACATACCTGCTCCGTTTGACAGATTACAGGACGAGGTTACGTCTTTAAATCCACACGAAATAAAAACGTTATACATATCCCCCGTATATGTAGCACCATTATCTTTTACAGGTACTCCTGCATTTTGATATGCCGTTATAACAAAAGAAGAACAATCATAATGCGGTCCCCATCTCACGTCTTGACTGTACCAATGACTGTCGTCATTTGCAATATCTGTCGCCCATTGAACTGCATTATCAATTACGCCCATATAAACCTCCTTTTCGGCATACAAAAAAGTACATCGAAATTCGATGTACTTTCTAAGCCTTATTTGAAATTTTTAATTTGTCTTTTGTTTTATTATATTACAAAAGGAAAATATTGCAACATTTTTAATCACCGAAACAACCGGCATTATCCATAATAACAAGCAAACGTATCATACTCTTTGTCAAACCGTATCCGTCCTCGCCGTCACCGTTTAGATAGCCTTTTCTTTTTACCTTTTCAATAGTCGCCTCTGCCCATGACGGCATAACGTCAACCGTATAATTTTCAAAGCCGTCTGTTTTGTCAATAATAACAAGTGTACGAATAATATCCATTGTAAGACCGAGTTCGTTATCGTCTGTACCGCTTATAATACCTCTGTCCATCAACTTTTGAATAGTCGGTTTAGCCCAAGACGGCATATTATCGTCCATATAGTTATATATCATTGTGTTTTCAACACTGCTAAGCCTTTCTTCTATATTATCAATTCTCGCCATTATTTCATCATACTGCGCCACTGTCAACCCCTCCTGTACATCGTTTAAAAGATTTACTTCTCCAAGCTCGATTGAATAATTCAAATCACCGCCTGTGCCTACGCTGTAATCAAACTTATCTATTGCCGCCGCTGTATTTATATCAACATTGCAAATACCCGTGGAAGTAATGACAAGCCTTATCGGAAGTTTACGTTTACGCCAATTTTCAATCTTGTCTGCGTATTCCTGCCCTTTCATACTTCTGTCCCTTAAATACGGATAGTCGGTCATCGGTAAGAAACTGCTCCACGATACAGTTTTAAGTTCGGGATTTCCGATAATTTTTATCCAGCCGTAATTTGCCGTTTCAAAAGTTTCCGTACCTTGTGAACTCGATACGGTAAATTCGGACGGCGTGACAGGAATATGTATAACTTCTTCACTGTTGTTTATGCTTAAATAGAAATCTAACATTTTGCCTCCTACATATTTGCCATACATTTTTGAATTTTAGGAACTATTACGTTTATAACGTCGTCGGCGATTTCATCGGTGGTTTTGTTGTCGGCGTTTATAACTATCTTAATTTCATTCGTTATAGTATTGCCGCCTTTGTTGCTTTCGGCTATGTATTGACTTAAATTGTTCCAAAATGTTCTAAGCGGAAGTATCGCCTCTGCTCCTGCCTCTCCGCCCATTTGGACTTTTCCGTTTGCATATCCGAACGCTGTCGGACGTGTCATAATACCGCCTTTTGCATTCCATTCAAGTCCAAGTTTCGGAATCGGTGTACTGACACCGGCTATACTTACCGTACCTTTTTGTACAATCTTAGGCGCTTTGATAATTCCTTTAATCTTACCCCAAACGTCCGATACCTTGTCGGCAATACTGCCGAATATCTCCTTGACTTTGTTCACCGCCGCACTGATTTTTTCAGTAATACCATTTTTAATGTTTTCAAAAATAGTCATTACGGTGTTTTTCACATTGCCAAACGCTTCGCTGAATTTACCTTTTACGACTTCCATCTTTTCACCGACTGCATTGACAACCTCGCCGAGCTTACCGCCTGTTAATTGATTAATTGCGTCATAGCCTGTCCTGTAGTATTCCTTGACACCCTCTATTGCCGCAAATGTAGCACCTTTCAGTCCACCGCCGTGCGCGTCATAGGCACTTTTTATGTTGTTCAGTTTTTCCGATACAACATTTTTAACACCGCCCCATAATTCTGACGTTTTTTCTTTGACTCCGTTCCACATCTCGCTTCCGATTGATTTGATGCCTCCCCAAATTGACTTTATCAACTGCAAACCCAAATCAAACCAATTAACAGACTTAAATCCTTTTACGATTGCACCCGTTATTCGCGGTAAAGCCGCTATCAACTGCGGAATTGCCCGTACAAGTCCGACTGCTAAGTTTACGACCAACTGCATTCCGTTTTGTATAATTTGAGGCATCATCGAATATGACGCGCTAACAATTCCTGTTATCAGATTTACACCTGCATCTATTATTCTTGGTAAATTTGCTATCAAACCGTTTGCCAAAGACGCAACAAGCTGAACGGCTCCCATAATAAGCAATGGTATGTTGTTCACTAATCCATTGACTAACCCCTCTACCAAAGTTACTGCTCCGTTCACAATTTGAGGCATAGAATTAGTTAATCCTTGCATTAAATTGCTGACTATTTTTGACGCCGCATCTAATAACTGTGGCACTACGGTTGAAATACCGGCGACCGCTACAATAATCATATTGCTCAAGCACTCTGAAAATTGCGTTGCGTTCTGTGTCAGACCATTTACCAAAGACGATATAAGCGATACGGCACTGTTTGCCAATGTAGGAGCGAGGTCATTAATTAACGGTGGAATTGTTTCGCCGATTACTGGTGCCAAACCCTCAATTAAATAGCCGACACCACTCAAAGCACCTTTAATGGCGGGTATAATATTCTGTCCGAATGTTACGGCTGTATTAATCAATGCGTCTAAACTTTGGTCAAACATATCTCCGCCTGTTGTCAGTCCCACCAACACGTTTTGAAATGCCGCTTTCAGTGACCCCCACGATCCGCTTATTGTCGTGCTTGCCTCTTTTGCGGTTGTGCCGGTAATATCCATTTGAGTTTGAATTGCGTGAATAGCCTGTGTAATATCGGCAAATGATGAAATGTCGTACCTCTGCCCCGTAAGCTTTTCTGCGTCACTGAGAAGTCGTTTCATTTCCTCTTGTGTACCGCCGTAACCTAACTTCAAGTTGTCAAGCATAGTATAATTCTGTTTTGCAAATCCTTGATACGCATTTTTTATGGACTCCATATCCGTACCCATTTTATTTGCATTATCGGACATATCAACCAATGCCGAATTTGCGTAATCCGCCGCCTTGTTTGTATCTCCGCCTAAGCTTGATATTAATGACGCTGAAAATCCCGTAACGGTATCCATATATTCATTCGCCGACATTCCGGCGGTCATATATGCCTTATTTGCATTTTCTAATACAGCATTTTGCGCACTCATCAAACTGTCATATTTTCCTTGAATATCAGAAACACTTTTACCGACACTCTGTGCATATTCCTCAACACTTCTTCCGCCTGCTCCGAACAACGTTTCTACACCGCCCGTAAGTTGTTCATAATCAGCAAATGCACCGACAGACTTTGAAACCAAAGCCGTTACGGCAGTCGCCGCGGCCGCTCCTGCCACCGCTAAACCTTTTCCGACTTTTATGGCACTGCTCCCTATACCTTTCATTACAGAAGACATCTTTGAGGCGCTGTTCGTTGCGTCTTTCATCGACTCATTCATATTTTTGACACTGCCGATTACACTTTTTATCCCTCGGGCAAATCCGCTTGCATTAAGGTTCATATTCAGAACTATTGAACTTTTATTCTGCATCATCACTCACCTCCTAGGGCTTTCCACTTTGCGTATTCATCATCATTTGCCTTTTTGGCACTTGCAAGGAAAAATATTTTTTCAATTTCCGGTCTTGCAAGTACCTTTTCGGGCAATATTCCTCTTTGCAGATAATGATGTATCATATAGAGTTCATCATCTGCCTCTATCAGTTTTTTACTTCTTCAACAAGTTTTACACTGTCGATATATCCCGCAAGTTTCATACACTCCATTGCAATCGGTGAGATTTCGCCATCGTCAAAAATCTTTTCTACGATTTCTTCGGGATATGTACAGCCGTATGCCTCCTGAAGTTCTTTTGAATGTAAATCCGGTTCGGCAACACATTCATAAACAAGGTGAGCGTCACCGTCCTTTTCCATTTCCGCCGATTCTGTTGCAAGCGACTTTGTCGGTGCTTTTATAACAATCTCGCCACCAAGGCTTTTCACATAAACTCTCGCTCTTTTTACGTTTTTCTTTGCCTCAAGCACTTGCTCCTTACGTTTAATAAGCTCCGCAAGAGTAATTTTTGTATTCTTATCCATAATCTTTTACCTCCGTTTTTACGCATTCATTGTAGATGTAAGGTCATAGTCGGTAAAACCGCCGCTGAATTCTTCCTCAACTATCTTACCGTTTTCAAAATTCATAAGTGACACATCATTATACCAACAATTATCAAGTTGAATTGTTTCATAACCGCCGTTATCGGGGTCTTCAAGTCTTGCCACCAATGTATGTCTTGTATCTTTACCTTTTTTATGACCGTCGGCTATTTCTTTACCTCTTGAATATACTTTTCGTACGGTATATGAAAATTCATAGTCAACGCCCATAAGTTTTGAATCGTTCGTTGTATCGCCGGCAAAGCTTACACTCTCACGATTTGTCTTTTCCTTTGCCTCGAACTTATACACTTCATAGGCAAGACTTCCGTCAATCCAAAGTTTACCGAATGTACCGGAACAAAGTTGATTACCTCTCGGTTTAACACTTTCAGCCATTATCTATCACTCCAATCCTATTTTAAAACTCAAATCTTCAATACAATCCTGTATTGTAATATCAGCCCCCGCAAATATGATACTTCCCGTATTTGCCACTTCGACCTCACTGTCTGTCCAATCTGACACGTCATATTTTTGAGCAAGCCATTCACGTTGTGACTGAACGTCAATATAAGCTCTGCAATCCGCACCGTCATACAATACGCCCTGTGACTGCAACGACTTAAAATACTGATTAACCGCACCGATGAACAACATTTTATTTTCGTGACTGTTTACAACGTTAATATAATTTTCCTCAAACGACGCTTTTATATCATCTCTTATGAGGTCAAGACTGTCTATAATCTTGATTTTCTTCATATCCTCCGTCTTATCACCCGACAAGGTTACAAGCGAATTGACACCTCTGCCGACTTTAACCTTTTCACCGTCATTGATAAGTATAAACTTACCGCCGTCAATATCATCATCCGGAGTTGTGCTTTCCGTTATGCTTTCAACCTCCGCAAGAGTTTGATACGTTGCACCCTCTGTCATAGGCAATCCTGCCAAAAGTCCTGCAATACGGCAACAGTATTCGGCAGTGGTATAAACCTTTGTACCGACTTTTATATCATCGGTTGCAAAGTTTATAATACCCTCATTATTCGCCGCATACGGAAGTACGGCTTTAAAAGTCTTTTTCGCACTTCTCTGCGCGATAATCCAATCCGCAATATCTTTTTCGTTATCGGCAATCGACGGTATTGCAAGGTAATTCCACTTTTTATTTTTTAATCGTGCAAGCGCGTCGTCATAGGTATCTTCCGCACCTATTCTCTCAACAATAACCCTTTGCGGTCCGCCGAGGAACGTCTTGCTTATGTAATCATAATTTGCGGTTGTCCAATGAGATTTTACAACTTCTCTCTCATTTGTATACGAATATGATGTAATATCGCTTTTGGTTGCGTCACGCAAAATCAGTGCAACAATGCCGTTTGCACTTCGTTTAATTGCCGTTTCAGCTTTGGACTGAAACACTATATTTATTTCAGGTAAACCCATTATAAATCTCCTCCTAATATCAAATCTTCTGCCTTATCGTATGTACTTTCGTTTCTCACCTTAACGGTGTAATTATATACAAGCTCCGTCACAAGCGTATAATTTTCCATAGAGAAATTAATATCAAAGCACCTTACACGCATACCGTCAGACAGTACAAGCGGTTTATACAAAAACAAGCCCCTTAATCTTTCAGCCACTTCAATAAATTCGTCTTGGCTTATTTCTTTCGGAACATATCGTATTTTTACCGTCTGCGTTTCATCGTCCAAAAATGAATTTGTCGACTGTACGTTAAGCGGAAACATTTCAACGATAAAGCAAGGCTCGGAAAAGCCTTGCTCGGTGTATGCGGTATAAACAGCATTGCCGAAACAGTCATAAATCGCTTTTGTTACTGCATTTTTTATACTTGTCATCATTTCAGTATTTCCTCCATCTTCCGCATAAGTATTTTCGGTGCTACCTTATCGACTTTCGGTACTACGGTGTTAAGATATTTTTTGCCCTCAACCCACTTTTTGCCGTTTTTCTTCGGCTTGTAATTGGGCGAATCACCTTTTCCCCACCTTGTGCGGTGTCCGAACTCCACATAAGGAGCATATACAACCTCGGTGTGTATTCCGCCTTTTACCGTACTTCCGCTTACTGTCGTTTCTTCTGTTTGCCAACTCTTTTTTAAAGTACCGCCTACTTTGCCGTTTTTGTAATGCCCAGGCTTTGTTACGTTACTTATGTATTTAAGTGTTCTTTGAGAAATCTCATTCATAGCGGATACACAAGCTTTGGTGTAATCCGCACTTTCCATTTGTTTTTGTAATTTCTCAAGCTGTGAAAAATCAATCTCATTCATTACGCATAATCCTCGAATAATTCCAGTGCAATTTCTTGGTGTGATGTATAAACCGCACTTTCACCGCTACGGCAATAGTCAGTTGTTTTTCCGTTTTGTGTAACGGTTATTTTACTGCCCGACGGTATTTCAACCTCCGGCGCAATAAAAAGCACAACCGATTGCGATACGGTGCTGTATCCGTCGTCCTTTGCCGCCGAATTTCGGCTCTGAAACGAAAGTCGGCAAGGCTGTTCGGTTAAAACAGCCTTTTCGGTAAATACAGTTTCGCCTGTTTCCTCATTCACGCTTGAAACTTTCACTTTGACAGAACATAAGCCTTTATACAGTCTTTCAATCGCCTCTCTTACCATATTCATCACCACACCAACTTTCTGAAACGTGCAAGCCTTGCTTTGTAGTCTTTAAACACGCTCGACATACTGCTTGAATTACTGCCGTACGATACGGTAACATCGCCCTCTTTGATTGACGTTACATTGTCGTATTGTCCCGATGATGCCGATACGTCATAACGGAACAAGTCCGCCGCCATAAGTATAACGGTATGCTTTAAATCATCCGGAATACCGTCAATATGGCAATAATTCTTGATATATTCGATTGTGCTTTCAATACACCTTTCGGCTTTTCCTCTGTCGTCTTCGCTTATGCCGTACATATCCTTAAAAACAGTTATATACTCGTCCATAGGTCACCTCATCAAATCTTGTGACGCATTTCGACAATTCTAATCTGCTTAGGATCATATACAGGTGTCCAGTTTGTTGCGTTGGCAAGTTCCGTACGCGTAGGACCTTCCGTATTTGCGACATCGGCATCTGTAAACTTAACACCGCGTGGGTGAAGAATATACGTCTTACGATTGATAAGATAGTCAACGCCACTGCCCTTTTTCTTATCTCTGTCTGTTTCGGTCGCAACAAACTTTTCCGGTGTACCGTTGCCGAGAGCAATCGCACCGTTGCCGAAAAGATATGTTGAAAATACTTGACTCGAACCAGAACCTGTTACAGGACAGCCGTCGTCAATAATAACTCTCTTACCCATATATGTACTGAACGGATTTGCCCCCGACGGCTGAATTACGTCAATAAGGTCTTGCTTTCTGAGTGCCGCCTCAACTGCACTGTGCATAACAACGGCGGTAAGTTCCGCTTTGTTGTCGCCTAAAAGCTGTTGTGCGTCAATAAAAGCACTTCCGCTCCATTTTGCACCGTTACCGCTTGCGCTTGACATATCAAGAATGTTTGACGCAAGTCTTGTTTCAGCCTCTTTAGGCGAACCGTCGGAGACTGCCGGAATTGTGCCGAAGATACCTTTAAGCACTGCGATAAGTTCCTTTTGTAAATCTCTCACCCAAAAGTCAGATACAAGACTTGCAATCGCCGCCATAGGGTCAGCACCCGACATTGCGGCGGAAAGGTCTGTTGCACTCCACATTTTTGCACGTCTTAAAATTACCGCAACGTCTTTCTTACTGCTGATTTTATCGGCGGTAAGGTCATCGCCCTCGATAACCGTTTCCGATTCACCTGTTAGGTCAGAGAAAAACGGCATATTTACAAGCGGACTTGCCTGTGACGCAAGCTTGTCAAATTCTGCGTCATTCTGCACTATACCGCTTTGTACAAGTGCCGATTTTTCAAGTGTCTTTTGAATAACGTACGGATTAAACAGTTCCGGTACGATAATATCTGATAAAGTTGTTCCCATATTAAATTCCTCCTGTCATTCCTGCCTCTTGCATTAATACTTTTGCTTTAGCAGGGTCGTTTTTATAAATTTCTCCCTGTTTGGTAAGATTGAATGTTTCCTTTGCCCAAGGATTTACGTCTGAACTTCCGCTTCCGCCTTTTGGTGTATATGCTCCTCCTTTTTCGGCAAAAAGGTGTGAGTACGTCTTATCCTCCCTAAGCGGTTTAAGAATATCGTCCACACCGACAGGCTTGCCGTCTTTGTCGAATGTAAACTTGTCAATTCCGCCTTGCTTGTAAATAAGATAGTCGGCATCGGTTACACCGGCTTTTGAAAGCTGTTCCTTTAATGCGTATGTCTTTGCGGTGTTCAACGCATCTGTTTTAAGCGTTTCAATCTCGCTTTCATACTCTTTGATTTTGTTCTGCAATTCCGCGTTGTCGGCATTTGATTGTTTAAGGTCCTCAATGGTTTTATTCGCCGTTTTAAGCTCCGTAACTTTGTCATTGAAAACATTTTTCGGTACTGCATACTTCGGAAATTCAGAGTTTACAGTCGACATCACTCCGTCAATATCCAACTTGCCGTCCTCAATCTTCGCCTTTTCCAATATTGCCTTTAACCATTCCATTCTTATTTCTCCTCCATAATTTTTTATTCAGGTGCGTTCCTGTAAAAAAGCATTGTTCTTTATTCTCTGCAACACTTGAAAAAAGAGTATAAAAAAAGCACCGTTTCATAGGTGCTAAGGCGGTAAACCTCGTATATTCACTTGTTCCACTCTCCTTTTTCGTATCAAAAAAGCACGCCCTAAGACGTGCTTAATGTATATTTAATTTATATACCGGGAATTGTTTCTTTAATGCTTTTAGCTAAATTTGCCGCTTTTTTCATCAAAGAATTTTCGCTAAGATATTCAAGTCCTTTTAATGTTATTCGGACATCATCGAATTTGATTCCCTGTATTCCTATCATATCAACTATGATTACTCCGGTTATATATTCTTCTTTGGCAAGCATTCTGATAATATTCTCAAATCGATTTTCTGTTATCTTGAAATTTTCTGCCTTTAGCAAAGACCTATCAACTTCATCACAATCCATTGCACTTTCAAGGACTTTAAGTATTTTATAAATAACTTTAAAATTATCCATTGCCTATACTCCCTTTGTTGTAATAAAAACATACTCATTAGTGTTTTTTGCTTTAATCAAACATACTATATTCTTTTCGTAACTTCTCGTAATACTTTTTTACTTCTTCAGGTGCATCTTCTCGTAAGTGGCATTCTCCGTCGGGATACTCTTCCCATTTGTCCAACTCTTTACTCATCTTCAAATCATATTCTGTTATAAGCCTCATCATTTTACACACCTCTTTACCAATTCCAATAACCGCTTATCTTTTACAATTCCCTTTTTCTCTTGTAACAGCACTTCCGCAATTAATTCATTTAATTGTCTGTTGCCCTCTCTTTTCAATCCATCTTTTGCATTTCGACTAACAGTATTTGACACATAAGAATAATCAAGTCTTTGTTGTTCCTTTACGTATTTCCGCAACTCTGATTCTATGTTCATTTTATTACTTTCTCCACCGTTTGTCAACACAAAATCCCAATGTTTCTTATGGAACATTTCATGCCACAATACATCAAGCTTGTTCTCCGCGACAAAATACCCGTCTTTTAGCATTTCATTCAAAAAGCTTTCATCTGTCAATTTCTCATTGATATATAAGCGATTGTTTTTGTGACTGTATGCGGCTATACCTTTTATTGATTTTGCTATTACGATTTCTGAAACATCACCCAATAAATCGATACTATTCTTAGTATCTATTACAAACTTTATTGTATTCTGTGCGTTCTTCGAGTTTGTTTGCGTATAAATACCGTTATGATTTTTTACAGGATTGCATTTACATCTAACACCATCTTCATCAAATACTTTCGACAAAGACATAGTATCAGTATCTTCAACATTTTCAAGTGTTTCCTCTTCTTCCACAAAATATCCCGTTATTGTACCACGACAACGGGTATGAAACGGCGGTGCGGTTATGCCTTGCTGATATTCGGACAGTTTAAAATGCTTTCCGTGCATACTTGCACACTCATCGCAAATATCACTGTCCATATTCTCGTCAATCTCGTATTCGTCACACCCTGCGTCCATTATCGAACGCAATCTTGCGTCAACCATAATATGCGTATATTCCGTCTGATACAGTGCGGCGGAACGGCTTTTTGAAACATTCATTCTTGCAGAAATATTTTTAATCATTTTATCGGGACTGTCGCCCCTCGTTATGCCATGTACAAGATTTGTATTAAGTTCTCTCAAAAGTTTCTGCTTATCATTCCATATTCGGTCAGAGAAGTTACTTCCGTCAAGCCACTTTTCATATATCGCATTCTTTACCGTGTCACGGTCGAACTTTGCAAAATTAACAGCATAATCAACCGAATCGGCAATATGTTTATTTGTTGTATAATATGTATCACTGTATGCCTTTTTAAGTGATGTTGAAAATTTATCCTCTTGCTTTTGTTTCAAGAGTTCGACTTCTCCACGCATTTGATATTTGAGTGCCTCCAAACGGCTTACCCTTGAACGCATATACTCATTATCAAGCATTGTCGTCCACTTGCCGTCTGCGTTATCAAGTGCCTTTTCGCGAAATTCTTCAAGCGACAGCTTAAACCCTTTAAGTTCGTCACGACTTAGCTGTTTTCGTGCCTCTGCCATACTGATACCGTTTTCACCCGCATACCTTGCGTAAAACGTTTCAATCTCTTTTTTTATGCCGTTTAAGGACCTTTCATACTCTTTTATGAGTTCGCGTTCTATATCATCGGCTTTCTGTGCGTGGATTTTTAAAAGCTCACTGTTCCTCTTCTTCCAATACTCGTTCATTATGTCCACCCATTATATCGTCACTGTCGTCCTTTTCTTCCGCAATTCTCTCCATTTCCTTATCTGCGTCCTCGACAAACGGATGACGTTCAATAATCGTGCGTTGAGATATAACACCAACGCTTTTTTGTGCTATATCCGCAAGTTCGGTGTCGTTTGAAACGCTTGTCCTTGTCCACGTCTGCGTGACATTTTCACAAGCGATACCGCTGTAATCGCATATCGCTTTGATGAGTTCTTCAAACCCACTCCTAAACTCCATTTCTGCCATACCGGCTTTGAGTTCAAGCAGTGAATACAAATATTTCAATGCCGTACCCGATGAATTACCGAAGTTCTGTGGGTCCGGGTCAATACCCTTACCCTGTTCAAAAATACTCTTGCGTGTCATTTGGAGCATTTTCTCTCTTGCCTCAACCGGAATATCAATCGTCAAAGTCGAAAGTCCTCCGCTTGCTCCGTCCTCCGAATCAAGCTTAATAGTCTTGTACTTCTTGAGCTGTGTCAAAAACTCCGAAAGGCTCTCGCCCTCATATCCGCTTAGTACGAATATAATCTCCTGTATATCTTCGAGGTCGTTTATAAAACCGCTGTACGTTTTGTCATATGTATCAATAAGTCCTTTTATCGGTGTAAGGTCATCACGATGAAAGCCGTTATTGAAAAACGGAATAAACGGTACACGTCCGAAGTTATGACTGTACACGTTACATACAGTTCCGTTTGTTTCAACGTCGTACACGTTGAACATATTATACATTTCAAGCCGTTCAAGACCGTCGCCAATCTTCTTACGGAATACACTGCATTCCTTATCAGTCCAATACTCATAAACATGATAAGTGTCACCGTTATCGTCAAGCTCTTGATATGTTCTGAAACACGCCGTAAGTTCGTGTTCCAAAGTATCACTCCATATCGGTATAACTTGCTTGCTGTCTATAACGTCGTACTTAAATCCGTCATTATCCCAGTAGTGAATCCAACCCACACCCGCATTTGACGCATTTATTGCAAGTCTTGAACATATTTTCGTGTATCGACTGCCGAGTATATTGCTTATTTTCTCATTCGCAGATTTATTCCCGACATCGAATAACGGCGGTGACGTAAACATATATGCAGACTTTTGGTCTACAAGCAAGCCGTGAAAGTTGGACGGTATTCTGTTATCGGCATTTCTCAAAGGCTTCTCGTCCTCGCTATGCTTTATGTGCAAAATATCGTTGTCGTTTAAGTAATACCTTTCCGCCGTCTGCACTCTCGATATAAAATTCTCGTGTCCGGGTATATATTTTTTTATCAACTTTTTCACTGTTTCCAAATCCATTTTTATCACCTACTTTAAAATTGACAGTCCGCCCTTTTTCCTGTTCATCATTTCCGCAATACCCGTTGTTGCATCGGGTGCGTCGTCGTGCTTGTTCCTGCCCTCACGTTGATATGTCGTCATCGCCTTATAGTATTCGGGAAAACGTATGTGCCAGTCGCAAGGAAAATATATATGCTCCATTACCCAAGTGCTGTTGGATAATATTCGTGCCTCTTTGTTATTGCTTTGGTGAAACCATTTCACCGTTGTAAAATTACTGCCGTACTTTTCGGCAAGGATTTCACGCACACGTCTTGCGAACGAACGTCCGCCGTTATTGCTTTCAATCTTTGCAAGGTTGACGTTGTTCTCATACAATCTGCGTGCCGTTTCACCCTCTGTAACCTCCATAGGCTCGTCGGTATAATACACGTCTATGACGTATACTTCTTTGCCGTATATGCCGTATATTATGTTGCAGAGATAGTCCGCACCCGTATCGGCGGTATCGCAATATGATTGTATTTGCGTAATCGGCGGTAAGCTGTCGTATGTTTTAAGCGTTGTGTAGAGTTTGCCTTGCAAGTCAATCGGCTCTTGCTGATAGTTCGCACTTGCTATGTCCGCACCCATTGTCTTAATCTTTAAGTCGTAACTGCTCCGTGACAAGATTTCATCACAAAGCATATTGCCGTCATCACATACGGCTTTCATCGTGATTACTCTGTGCGATATGTCGTTCTCGCTGAAATATTCAATCGCACGCCCTGCAAGGTCACCCGACGCCCATCTTGTCATTATAATAATTATCTTGCCTTTTTCTTCAAGTCGTGAAAGCATTGTGTTCGTAAACCATTCCCAATGTTTTTCTTTGACTGTTTCGTTGTATGCCTCCTCGGCATTTTTGATAAGGTCGTCGATTATAAGTAAACTTGCTCCGAAACCTGTCGCAGTACCGGACGGCGATGTTGCAAGATAGTTGTTGTAACCGCCCTCAAGACTCCACAGGTTCATTGCTCCGTCACCTTGCTTTATCCTCACATTCGGAAATATGTCACTGTAAATAATCTTATCCTTATCCGCTTTTTCCTCTTGAATAGCATTACGCACCGCTTTTGAAAATGTGGTTGATAACGTTTCATTGTATGAGCCGGTCATTATCTTTTCACTTTGATTTCTGCCGAGTACCCATTCGACAAACATTGACGCAGTACGGCTCTTGCCGTGACGCGGCGGTAAATTGATAATCAATGCGTTCTCGTCACTTTCGTAAAACGATTGCATTTCATTGCATAACCGTACAAGAAATTCTCGCTCCGGCTTGTAGAATAACGGTGCGGTTAAATGGCAAAAATAAAAGAACTCGCGTCGTGCAAGTTCTTTCTTCGCCTCAAGCATTATTAAATTTTTATCCATCACCTATCAACTTCCTTAATTCGTCAGTCGTAAGATTTGCCATAGGATTGTTTATGTCCATTGTGCCACTGTGCGTTATTTCCTGTTTCGGTGAAAATTCATCTTTGCATTTGCGTTCAAGATACCATAACGACAAATTAATATCACCTTTTTTTATCCCGTGTGCAACGTTTAATTTCGACTTCATTTTGATATTGTCTTTTAGTAGCTCTTTTCGCTCCGAAAACTCCTTGTGTTTCTTGCAGTAATCGTATAACGTGCTTACCGCTATATCCGCATAAATACAAGCCTCTCGGTCACTTAACCCCATTAAAAATCCCTCTTCGAGTTTTTGGACTGTCTCTTTCGTAATCTTTCTCGGTCTTGCCATGAATTTCACCTCCTGTTTTTGGGTATAGAAAAAGCACTACCTATGCGATAGTGCCTTATATTTTATTTTGATACAACAGTGACATCGTATTGTTTTTATCCGTTGTTTGTATTGCTTTCTTCTTTTTCGGCTATCAGTTCATCTAAAACTTGTAAAGCTATGGTGCATTGCATTAATTCTTCACTCCTATGAATATTATAACGTATCAGCAAAAAGCTTGCAACAAGTACGATAACAAGAATCATAATTATATACCAAAGTACGGAATCTCTTTCATTTTCAGATATGAAAAAATTCAAAATAGACATACATAATGCGATGATTGATACAATAAAACTCAATCTACTATACACATCATTCTGTTTTCTATCTTCATAACGAACTTCAATTCTCAATTTTTCACTTTTTAAATATTCCAGTGTTTCGTTTTCATAGAACTTTTTTAAGTCTTTACGATATTTTAAATATTCTCCATCATCATTATTTGTTTTTAATATACGTTCTTTCATTCTTTATCCTCCGTAAAAATTGTATTTGTGTATATAATTCGACAATATCACACAAAATTCCTTTTTTAGAAGAATAATTTTTTTAATATCTCAATTCCCACCAATCACACGAGATATTCACCCATCATCTCACGATGATACACCGCTTATGTTACTAATTCCACGATACACTATATCACAGATGCAATATAACATTCTATAACATCTTTAATTAAATTCAAAGCCTTGCCGTGCAAACGGCATATTTGCATATAGCTGTAATTCATTTTACAAGCAATCATTTCCCACGTTTGAAAATTGAGATAACGCAAAATTAATATAGTCCGAAGTGTTGCGTCGTCGAGTTTATTCACGTTTTCCAAAATCTCTTTTTTAATCTCATACAGTCTGTCAATGCGTTTATCTATCAATTCGGAATACGCGGCATAGCTTATGAACTTATTCTCCGAAGTATTCACGTTTGACGTCTGCACCTTTTCACTGCCCGACTGAGCCACAGTGCTTGTTGCGTTTGTCAATGCTCTCTCCTGCTCCAAAATCAATGCGTTAATCTCCTCGTCCGTCTTTCTCGCTCTCGAAAGCCATTCTTTACATTCTTTAATCGTCAAATCAATTCCCCCTATGCTTTCTTATCCGGTACATATTCCGGACACTTTGTTATTCTATACGAATCGTATGTCTTGCGGTGTACCTTTTCAGCAGTCCACCCTTTTACAGGCTGAAAGCACCTGCTCCACGAACAATCGCCACAAGCTTTCTGACACGTCCAACATAATTGTTCTTTAGCCATTTTGCACCTCGTCTAATCTCTGAACATACTCAGTAAAATACCATATCAGTTCATCTTTGAATACTTCGATGGCTTCCTCCGCTTTTTCTCTTGTAGTGAAATATATCACATTATGCAATCGGATACAATGAAAATAGTCTACATACAATTTTTCAAGACCATAACCGTATATGATACACCACTTGTTTTTGCCGTTATCTTCCCAATCTTCTACTGAAATAGGCTCGTCATTTTGTGCCTGCCACTGTCTTAAACAACGCAATAACCTATCAGCTCTTGCATTGTTCTCAGCAATGGTTTTATCGCTGTAATAATTGCCTACATCATAACGATTTTGGTCAAATAGGACGGTATTCTCATCTTCTATTACTAAATCTATAGTATTGACAAAATAATACTTCTTATTGTTACATTCTTCTCTTCTCTCATATCCTGTTTTAGGCTTATCCTCAATCAATCCCAGCTTTTTTAGCTGTTCAAACAATACTGTCTCTTTTAACTGTTCCTCAGGTATTTCAACTTGAACGGTTTTACCGTTCGCTTTTAATTCTACTTTCATTACTGTTCCTCACTTTCTTATTCACCGATATTTTTTATAAATTTTTATCAACTAATTTTTTCCCTGCCCACTCTGCTGCTTCTTCAGCAATTTCATCTAAAAAATATACCGGCAATGGTTTTTCCAACGGTGCACATTCTCCTTTGCTTGCGTCAATTATCATTGCAAATTTGAATCCGTCATACCGACTTTGCAGATAGTCATTTATGTCACGCAAATTGTGACTGTTAAACCATATCGGAAAATTTCCGAAACGGTCTTTTTTGTCCGTAATTATTCTCATTTCATATCACTCCAGTCCAATCCAATGCTTGTCCGCATTCAACGCAAAGTTTATCGCCGAATAGTATATATTTACTATCGCCACAATTAGGGCAATGACTCAATCCACTTTCTTCGTCAATAATTATTTTCATCGGAATATCTTTTTGCTCATACTCATACAACTTCTCTATTGCCTTTTTCATCGGCTCAAAATTTTTAATTTCTCTGTCTATGGTTTCTTGTGCCACAGGCGAAAACTTTTCCGCATTTAGCGTTATAAATCCGTTTTTATATTTTTGGGTTAACATTTTTATCCTCCTCCAATTCAATCACCTTAAATATCTCACTTTGCTGTTTAGCACCGTCATTTTTATCAATAATGCCCTGTTTTATTGCAGTATATAAATCAGCTAATCGTGCTATGATGAAACATTCCCCGCAATTAAATTCACCACTGTTATACATATCATCATAGCATTTTGCAAACTTTTCGCCATCGGTTACACATATATCCGACAATTCGTTTGCCTTAGCTTTCAGCTTATTTCTTGTAGCTTTATCAATCATCATTCAGCACTTCCTCAATGAACTTTTTAAATCCGTCAAATTCAGACGGTCTAAGGACTGTCACCGCACCGCCGGAAGTTAATATTTTATCTAAATGACTGCGTTGCAACGGTGCCAACTTACCGTGTTCAGCTTTAATTTCAACACCGATAAATCTACCATTTGCACATACAATCAAATCAGGAACGCCCGCTCTTGTACCTCCGCAACCATAATATTTAACCACATAACAGCCTTTACTTCTAAGCCATTGCTTAACTCGATTTTCAAAATTCTTTTCCTCTGCCATCAGCCAAATTCCTTTCTGAATAATTCGTCTGTATAATCTTTTCGCATTAACAGACACTCATATATCTTTTCTTCCACGCTCTTATGACACATCATTATGTGATAATAGCATTGTTTTTCTTGACCGATACGGCATATCCTCGCTTTTGATTGCTCAAACAGTTCCGAACGTTCCGGCAGAGAAAAATATATAATTCTGTTCGCCTTTTGCAAATTTAATCCCATAGCTCCGGCTTGATATTGTATCAATGTAACTGAATTATCGTTATTTTCGTATGCCTTTAGGTCCTTAACTTGTCCGTTTACTATGCTTATCGGTCTATCAAACAGCACTTTTCTTAATGCTTCAAGTTCGGTATTGAAATTGTAGAATATAATAACCCTGTCAGATGTAGAATTAACTAAATCAATTAATCGCGATATTTTGTCTTTGCTATATGCACTGCATAACATTCTTGCATACAGTCTTTTTGACAATGTACTGTCGCCTGTCAATTCCTTATCGTCTATCTTGATTACTCGGTCTTTCATAAACTTTTTATAGTCTGATGAAACAGTCGAATATTCCTTGATAAACTTCTTTTCAGGTAACTTAATAACTTCTTCTGCCTTAGCAAATACCGCTCCGTATTCCTTTAGTTTTGCCTTTAATTCGCTTACATTCTTGTATCCTGTAACTACTCTGAACATTGGACCGCCGTAACTTCGCAATTCCGTTTTTATGTATCGGTTATAATATGCTGTTTTTGTAATCTTCCAACCTAACAATCGTAACTGCGAATACAGGAACTCATACTTGCCGTCTGTCGGTGTACCGGATAACAATATTGTGTGTGACGGTTTCAACGATAATATGAACTTCGTACGTTTTGCAGTTTCATTTTTTATCATTGAACTTTCATCTAACATCATAGTGAAATCCTTTAGTTGCCTTAGTTCTTCACGTCTGTAAGCCAATTCATAATTTATGATACCGATACATTTGTATATCGGATATATCATAAATGTCTGCATATCCTTTTTATCAGTCAAATCAAATACTGCATAATCTGTATAATGCTCTTTGAAATGCTCGCACCAGTCTTTGATTTTAGACTTCTGACACACAATTATATTCACGCGTTCACCGTATAATCGTAATCGTTCACTGCCTATAAACGTCTTACCTAATCCCATATCATAGTAAAATGCCGAATTATCTTTATCACTTGTCAATGCAAGTGCTTTTTCTTGATAATCAAATAATTTCATTGTTTAACTCCTTATATATGCGTCCCCACGCCCCCAAACAGTATTTTTAAAATTGGGGGCTACCGAATACGATACCTATGCGATTTATCGGTATATGTCCCCAATGTCCACACATTTTTTATTACTCTATATAGGACAATATTTTTTTGATTTTTAATAATTAATCAAATAAATATTACTATATATACATTATAGTTTTGTTGAGGACGTTGGGGACTTGGGGACACTTTTTTATATTAAAATGGTAAATCTTCATCATTTTCAATGTCCTCATAGTCGTCTATATCGTCTACATAGATACAGATACAATGTGCTTTTGCTCCGTTAATTCGCTTGGATATATCGCGTCTGCCATTTTCGTGACGTGCAATTTTATGGTTACGAATCATCCATGAAAGTGTTGACTGTGGATTAAATCCACCGTCAGTAATTATCGAATTAAACCGATTTTTCAATATGTATATATTGCCGTCCTGTTCTATTCCCCAACACTCATTGCCGTTTGATGTGAAATTGCTATGATTTGCGATAATTTCTTCACGCAGATAATCATACGCACGTCTGTTGACGTTCAACATATCCTTGGTCTGCAAATATGGTTTAATATCATCTATACTGATTCGTACACCGTCATTAAATATCCAACGTTCAGACAGTTCATCAGCGGTTAATAATGCCGCCGCTGACGCAATTTGTTTGTCCGTTGCCTCTGTATTATCTTCCAACAGTTTAATGTATTTTTCGTGCAATGCTCGTGCTTCGGCGATATTTCCGGTTAAATTATCAACAAATTCTTTACCGGCGTGACCGTAATTTGATTGTATTGTTCTGCAAAATTCTCGTGGATTTTTGAAGAACTTACCGCCGTTACATTCGATTTCAATAACACGATTGACTGCACCGCCACCCGATGACATTGACGTTATCGGGCGTTCGCCTGTGGTTATAATACAATTTCGCCACGTCTTAATATTTTGTATACCACCGTCTTTTTTACCGCGTAAACGTCCCGTACCCTCGCACAGACGATATATTATATCATCAAAATCCGAACGTTTATTCAGTATCTGCAATTCGTCCATACATAACGGCAGTGAATTTAAACACGCCGCATATAATTCATTACCTACATCAGTAGAATTGAATGTATAGGCATATTTACCGATAACCGGCTCAGCCCATACAGACACTGCCGCAAGTAGCGCAACCGATTTACCCGTTTCTGTATCGCCCCATAGGTGAACGAAGAACGGCAATGCTCCAAGCGGTTTTAACAGTACACTCGCAAAACTCGCCGCCATAACCATGCGAACAACTATATTACCGTTTTTGCGGTAATCTCTGATTGTTTTAAGCCATTTTTCATAACTGCCGACCTCTCTTACCGAATTAAATAACTGTCTGAAACTGTCCTGTCCCTCAAACTCCAAATCTGATATATACGGTGCAAATTCTTTAAATCCTCTGCCTACCCAACCCATATGATCGCACGATTTCTTTTCGATTATTTTGTCGTAATTTATACTTTCAAAATCACTTAAAAACTGTACAAGTGCCTTTGCGTTTTCCGATGTTACACCGACACCGTATTCAGCTAATTTTACGATTTTATTCGCACTTGCAAGGTCAGAACGTGGGACGATTTTAGTTTTGTAATTTCGTCCCGGTCTGCCGTAAACAAGTTGCACACTTTCAACATCAGTATCTACATTTGAATATCTTGTTATCATAAATATCGGGTGTGGACACGCCGTCACTTTTTCGCTGAACTGTCCTTTAAACCTATACACTCCGTCATCAGTTGCTATCCATTCGCCTGTATCCCACATTATTGCAGTGCCACTGAACTCCATTACGTTGCCGTAAACAATGCTTTGACCCTTTTGCGCTCTGACGTAGTTTTTGAATTGCGTCCGAAAGTTTGATACATCAAGTTCTTTCGCTTTGTCCGCCATTTGCGCCACAAGCTGACCTTTGATGAACTCGTTGCCGTCAGCTTGGTCTATTATCCATTGAAACGGTTTTGATGATATTAAAAAATCGTCCTTACTGAAATCGGGTATCGTTATTCTGTTTTCATTCTCCATAGCACCCATTCCTTAACCTATATTAAAACGGCAAATCTTCTTCCGATTCGTCCTCATCATCAAATCCGCTTGTATCAAATCCCGATGTACTTCCATCAAGTAGTTTATCCTGTGGAATTTCGGACATTTCCAATCCTTTGATACTTCTTACCGCTCTTGCCTTAGTCGCCCATTTTTTTTGACCGTTCATCAGGTATTGTTCACGTCCAAACAATACACCTATTTTCTTACCCTTAAGCGTTTTTTCGTCCCAATTCCATTCATAACCCTCATTACTTTCTTCAATACAAGTAATCATACCTTTAAAAAACGGTAATTGTTTACCCTCGTATCCTTGTCTAAAAAGTCCTCCGTTGTTCCATTTTGCGTTCGTTCCGTTTCTTTCAGCATTCGCCGCATATAGATTACTGTAATGGTCTTTATATTCGCCCTCTGCAATATCCAGTTGCAATACCAACTGTTTCTTACCGTTTTTGGTTTCAACCTCTTTTGCACCTTTAATTTCGCAGATATATTTACCTGCCGGCAATGTTCTGCTCTCACCTGTGTACGATTGTGCCTCATCATATCCTTGTATTTTATTCATTATTTTTATCCTCCTCATTCATTCCGTAATATTCTCTTATTCTTTCGTCAACTGCTTTCAAATCGTTATCAATCTCTAAATCAAACATATCCATAGGCGACTTGCACGTTGTATGTCCGTCTGATTGCGTTATGAAACTATGACTTTGACCGTCAGCTTGACATAGCAAAACGATTGAAAACAGTCCCTCAACGGTCAACTGATTGTCCAACATTTTACCGATTGTTTTCGCTTTAATTTTACCGTTTTCGGTCTGCTCGCAATGGTGCAAAAAATATACGATTGTATCATCGGGTAATCCCTCAATAATAAATGTAATCATCTTCTGAAAACGTACCGCCATATCGGTAAACTTTGCATAGCCTGTTTCTTTTGCACGATTAAACGAATCGAACGCCAACAGATATTGACTGTCGTCTATAACGTATCGCTTATACTGCTTTTTACTTAATTCTTTGGCAATAACGTTGTATGTAGCCTTTTTGATTAAATTTAACTTCTTGCGGAACGGAAGCGGCTTACTTGCCACATTAAATATTACCAAATCATCTGCGTCAAAATTTCTTAGGCTTGCGCTTTTTCCGCTACCGCTTTCACCCATAATTAAAACCGGTATTCCCACATGTATCACTCCTTATTTTATACTCATATTATTCCGTTCAATTAATGTTGCGTGTGGAATATCAAAACCACCTTGCAACATTTCTTTGATAGCCGTTTTGTTCGGCTCAGGTCGTTTGAATGTCAATAAATCTTTGTTATTCTTCGTTGCATAGTCGACAAATTTGTCGTCGACTTCTACTGCTGTTGATTTTCTGTAACTTATCGCCACTTTTGGAGTAGCGAATTTATTGCCTTGCAATGCTCGGTTTATATAGGTTTTCAATTGTTCAGCCTTGTTTTCCAACGACTTACGACGTTCCGCAAGTGCTTTTTCTTCTTCTCTTATAGCTTTGCTTTCAGCCACAAGATTTTTATACCATAGTGCTACATTTTCGATTTTTTCTTCTCTCTGCATTTGTAGTTCTTCAAACGCAGAAAAATCTTTGATTTCGCCTGTTTCTTCATCTATCAGCGACATCATTGCATTGTCTATTTCATATATGTTCATCCGTTTACCTCTCCTGTCCTCGCAAATTCCTCTATACAGTTTTCACAGACAACTATATCTGCGATTTCGTAGTATTTGTCGCCTACAAATATAGGCTCATTGCACTCGTCACAAGTACAGGCAACTACTTCTTCGCCACAACTGTCCTCGCCGTAGTTGCCTGTTATCTCTTTATCAACATCAATGTATCCGAACATTTGACATTTTCCTTTCTATGTGTTAAAATACAAACACAGATAATTAAATCTGTATTTAAGCTTTGACCGTTTACGAGTGCCAGCTCTAACGGTCTTTTTCTTTTGCAACAATATTGATATACGGCTCACCATTATTCCACGAATGGCGTATTTCAAAATCGGCACTACCATTAATCAATATTTTTGTGTTACTGCCAAGTGCAGTTAATATCGTGATAAATTCTTCATTATTGTAGTTCTCTACTTCGTCATTCATTCTCTTTCACCTCCACATTCTTTTTGACTAAATCTTTCAAATACTTCTTAACTAATCTGTAATATCTTCCTTTTACGTCTTCGGTCGAAATAGTATCCGTTGAAAATGTAAATGTTTTGATTATATTGAATGGTTCAGTTTGATATATTTCTATACATATCATAGTTGTAAATGGATTTTCATCACCTATCATATGATACATATGATACATAGCAATAGGTGCTTGTTTATGTCTTTCTGCAAATAAATTAATCTGCAAACACAAATCGTGCAATTCTGTTATTTGCTTTGCTGTCATTGTTTCTCCCCTCCGATAATCTTCGCAACACTCATTTCAAGCGGGTGTTTTGACTTGATACGATTTGTTATGCCGTATCCTTTTGCTATGTATGCCTTAACCGACTTGTTGTCATCGGCATTTAAAACCACAACATCATCTCTGCCCGTCATTACTACATATTTGTTCATTTGAAAATATTCCTTTCACCGTTATTTTCTGTTTTGCGTGTCCTCTGCACTCCTTGGCGAATGCGTTAATCATCGGAAATACTTCTCTGTGGAAATATTCTTCCGTTTTCTCATTCTCTGTTTTTGGTTTTCTTTTTAGCATTCTTCCTGTCCCTTTCTGCCAATTTCCAACTTATGATTAGTCCGATACCGAAACTTATCAACGCAATTCCTATTGTATTCATTTGTTTTACCTCTCTTTATCCTGTGAGCTTGTCCTATCGTCGGAGCATTAAGCTCCTTTTTCTTTGTTTGCTTGAATAGCATTGTACTCGTCAATCATCTCCTGCGACGGCTCAACTGTTACATCACCGTACCCAAGCATATGATACATATTTTCTATATGAGGTTTCCAATGCTGAAAACGCTCATAAGCAGGTCTGTCTTGCCAACTGCCTACCACTTCAACGTGTACTTTAGGTTGCTTTCTCGGCTTTCTTGCATTTTTGGTCTTTTCCGCCTCCATAATCTCCACCTCCTGCTTTAATCTATGTATTTCATTTTTTGTCCTATTACTTTGTACCTTATTTAATTGGTATTAAGCAAACATCTCCAACTATTTTTACACCTTTTTCTGATACTTCTACTTTGCAATATGGATTATAATTTTCTTTTAGAAATTTGATTAATGGCATTGCCAGCAGTTTTAGTTCATCTTTTAATTCATTTTCTTTTTCATCTTCCATTTTTCTCACCTACTTTCTTTTTTATTGCAATATTTTGTTAATGTACTTGTAACGCACTTGTAATTGATAAAATGTATATTGTGGTGTATAATCCACTTGTGCGTGGTTAATATACAACATATTGTGTTACTTTTGTTTTAACACGTCAGTCAAATTTATTGTAGTTGATGTAAGAATTGCCACCAGCTCATCAGCTGTCAATACACGATTTTCTCGTAACGAACGCCGTAGCATTTCATAATCAATACCCGTCATTCGTGCTACATGTGCTATTGTTATTCCGTTTTGAATCATGTATTTTGATATTTTGTGTTGTATTTTTTCCATGTGTATCACCTTAAAATTTAATATTTTTATAAATTTTTATTAATGAAAGGATGTGATTTCGATGGGCAAAAATCAATGGGTTTCTCCACGTCAAAATGGTTGGGCTGTTCACGGCGAAGGTAACCAAAGAGATACCAAAATATTCAACACTCAGCGTGAAGCTCAAAATTATGCACGAGATGTAGCAATTAATCAACGTAGCGAAGTTATCGTGCAAGGTCGTAACGGTCGTATCCGTTCAAAAGATAGCTATGGCAATGACCCTTGTCCACCAAAAGACACCGAACACTAATCATATTTAGGTGTTAATCTTATCCTGTAACCTTCAGTTATGTTTACTAAATTAGACTGTATAACTGCAATGGTTACAGGTTTTTCTTCGTCTGTTTCTACTACAATTTTTGTATATTGACCTAATGCTTTTTCATCTTCCATCACTTCTCACTTCCTTTCTAATGTTGTACCTTAATTCATAAACTTCACGAATTCTCTAATAAAGAATAACCGCAGTATTTGCAATATCTCGCATCTTTCTCATTCTTAGTTCCACAATGTTGGCATACATTGCCTATCTTTCTTCCACACATTGAACAGAAATTGTCCCCTTCCTCGTAACTTGTTCCACAATATTCACACTTCATTACCCCTCACTTCCTTTCATTTACGCCGTTTTTGGCTCTTGAATAAATAACCATATTGTGCTAAAATGTAATAAATATAGACAACGCCGAGCCAAACCCACTACGGGGAGGTGTAACGACTGGACACGGAGCAACCTTTCCCACAGGTTGAAGGCACAGTCTGAACTCATAGGCGACTATGAGAGTTATGCAGAAATGACATAACCACGATTTTTCGGAGTAACAAATTGGATGTCTACGATTAAAAACGATGAAATCAGACTTTCAGGAATAGCAACAATGTCTAAACCACTTGATTCAACACAATATCCATCACTTTCAAAGATACAAGATGTAATTAAACCATTCAATGATTCAGTACTTGATTCTGCCGTTAAGCAACTCAAGTCTGAATATAATTCAATTAACGAGGTGACAATATCGCCCTGCTATACGGTAACGTATAGTTTGCACTCCGTAAATTCGGTGAAACTCTATATTTATTTTTCTTCAAGCACATAGTCTTTGCTGTGTGCTTGTTTTTTTATGCTGATTTTTGTTCAGAGCTTTGAACAATGTTGGCAAAAAAAAATTCACCAATTTCGGAAGTTTGAATTTCCAACAGTTCACAAGCTTTATCAATTTCGTTTTGTTTCCATTCTCTTTTGTTGTTTAATTTTAATGATATACTGCGTGGTGACATATTCATCGCCTCCGCAAATCTTTCTTGCGTCTTGAACTTTTCTTTAATTCTTCCCGACAACTTTGCGTACTTAAATGACATATTTATTTACCCCCTTTCTATTTTTTGTTCAGTATCTTTGAACAATTATATAATACCATGTTCTTCACCACTTGTCAACACTTTTGTTCAAAAAAAATGAACTTTTTTATAAAGCTTATTGACTTTTTGTTCAAGAACTGTTACAATAATCGTGTGAGGAGGCGATAAAATTGAAAAATTCAAATACTGCTCTTAGATTAAAACAATTAATGAAAGAACGTAATTTAAAACAGATTGATATAGTAAGATTGGCAGAGCCTTA